ACATTAGAAAGTGAAGCTCCTGCAGTATTGGATTTCCTTTCTTATTACGGACCAATCATAGATACATTTACTTATGCCGGATCTACTGGTGTTGATTCTATTATTATAGCTGCAACTGCTGGACAAACTGGTGCTAATGCATTAGTTGTTGCATCAACAGTTCTTCAAGGAGGATCTGCAACAAACGGTTGGACTTCAACCGCTGGTCATTATGATACGCTATACGTTTATGGACCGTCTGCAACTTTACCTTCTCTTTTCACATCAGCATTTGCTACTCCAGCTGCATTCTCTACTTTCCGTTCAGAGATTGCACCAAGTCAAACATTCTTTAAGGTTGGACAATCTGGTGGTACTTCATATGCAAACTTCGTTAAAGTAGAAGATGAATCATATAATTCAACAACTGACATATTAACTTTACAAATTTCTTTGGTTGCTGATGCTGGTGTTACCGGACCTACTGATTCTAATTATGCTTATTACTTTTTAGAAGGAGGTACTGGTATTACCGCTGGTGGTACTGCTGCTTTACCTTACTTCAAATCTTTGAATCAAACTTTTGGAGATGGTACTAACCTATATACATTGGATGGATCAGAACTTTATTTGGATAATCTTAATGGAGATATTACTGACGGTGACAGTATAGGTTTAACTGGTGGTACTACACCTACGGCTTATGGATATGCTGAATTTATCAGATATGCAGAAACCAATTTTGATACAACTCCAATAGGAACTACAGCTAATGCCGCTTCTGCATTCGGTGCGGAACTACCTATATTTGCATCAGAAATTAATTACTTGGTAGTTAATGCATACGAAAATGAAGGTTTAACTGGAGCTACTTCTATAGACATTCAACCTGATTACGCAATCAATACTTTAACCGGTTCTATAAATGAATCATTAGAGGTTGATGCTACGTTCACACCAACAAATCCTACAACCGTAGTTTGGTTAGATAATACATCAACTGGACCTTTTGGACAAGGTGGTTATACTGGTAAAATCGTTTCTGGAGATTATCTAGTAATGAATTTTGGTGGTACTTCTGCTCCTACAAATATCAGTCCTATAACAGCTAAATCAAGATTAACTCGAGTTATTTTAGTTCAAGAAATTGTAGATCCTACAAGTGCTTATTACGGATATATCAAAGTAACAACTAATGATCCTATCTTCATTAAAGATAATGGAGTTACATTAGAGGTTGAAAGATACAAATCAGTTGAGAATTTTGTTGAGCATTATCACATTCATAAATTGTCTGGATATACTTTACGTCCTGAACAAATGCCTGATGGTACATTAACTCGTCAAAACGAAATTCTAGACGTTATGTACGATACAAATATCGCATCTGCGCTAGAAGATAGAGAAGTAATCACATTCAGATATATCGTCGATTCTTTCGAAGGAGGTATCGAACCTGCTTCTAAAATCAGATTATCTAGATTAGCTAAATCTCAACAATCATCATTGGCTATATGTAATATGCCAGCGGTAAAACAATTTAGAGAATCAACAAATCCTTTATTCAAATTTGATGCTACTTCATCTTTTGATGCAACCTATATTGCAACTGGAGGTAATCTATCTTTGAATCCATCTAATGTATTCTCATTACCTGGAATTGCTGATGGAGCTAATTACTCTGCATTTTATGGTCCTAACCTAACAATCAGAGAAGGTGGTAGAAATATATCTGTTCCGCCGGCTGCATACGTTTCTAACTTGTTTATTGACAAATATAATTTAGCTCTACCTTATTCAATCGTTGCTGGTCCTCGTCGAGGAGTTCTTTCAGCTCAAGGTTTAGTTGGAACTGAATACGCATTCGATAGAACTGATTTAGATTCAATCGAACCTTTCGGTTACAATGCTATTCTAAATAAGAGAGGTTTTGGATTAGTTATTAATGCAAATCAAACTGCACAACAAACAGTTAAATCTGCACTTTCTCAAATCCACGTTAGAGAATTATTAATCTATATTCAAGATGGTATTGAAGCTATTCTTAACAATTATCGTTGGGAATTTAATACTGCTCAAAATCGTTTAGAAATTAAAACTTTAGCAGATAACTTCTTAAGTCAAATCCTTGCTGATGGTGGAGTTTATGATTATCAAAATATCATGGATACTTCTAATAATACTCCAGAAGTTATTGATTCCAACATCGGTATTTTAGATACTTATATCGAACCAGTTAGAGGAATGGGTATTCTAGTTCATAGAACTACAATTCTTAAAACGGGTACTATCGCTACAGGAAACTTTATCTAATTTAATCAAAGAGGAGATCTTCGGATCTCCTCGAATGATTTGAGATAAATAAAAATATAAAGAAAAATGAAATTAACAAAGGAACAAGTTCTAGGTATTGTACGTCACTCATTAACATTCATTGGTGGTATCATCGTAATGAAAGGAATTGCAGATGAAGCTACAGTAACCGAAATCGTTGGTGGAATTGTAACTCTTACTGGTGCAATTTGGTCAATTATATCAAAAATATCTAAATAAGAAATGGCTGGTTTATCACACTTTTTGAATAGCAAAGCTGCTACCAAGTATTACGAACCAATGTATCAAAACCTCTTTGAGGTAACGATACTTCCTCCTCCTACTATTTCAGGAGGTGAATTACTAATCGAACATGTAAACAAGATTGGTGGTTTAACTCAAGACAAAGGTACTGAGGTGGTTGAACAAAAATATAAATGGGCAATTCGTTCATATGCATCAGGTGTTCCTACCGGAACTACTGTAGATTTAACGGTAGATTTCTCATTGAACTTAAACGATGCAAATGAGCTATACGTTTACAAAACACTACGTGATTGGTGGAGAATCGTTTGGAATCCGTTAACCGGTGAACAAGGATTGAAAAAAGATTATATCGGTACAATTATAGTTACTAACTTTAATCGTAAAGGAGATATATTCTGGCAAAGAACTTTCCATGATTGTGTTCCTAAAGGAGATCTTCCTGAATTAGCACTCGATTATGGTGGTGGTGAAAAACTTGAATTTGCCGGTATTGGTTGGAGATGCGACTGGTGGGAAGAAAATATCGTCTAATACCGTAGCCCTGAGCTCGGGAAAATTAGAGCTCTTAACATACCAAGGAGTCATTTTTAATGGCTCCTTTTTTAATTTATATGAATATGAAAATAAA